AATTTCACGTTACTTCCTTTCTATCAACAGTAATGTGAAATTCGCTACCCGTTTTACAGATAGCGAAGTTTCCTGAACCGATTAGTGAGTAGTGTTTCATGGCTCTATTTTATATGCTGTATTTATAACCATTATATTGCTACCCTCAATCAATTCAAAGCCTAGCCTTTCGTAAAATTTGATAATCTTATCCTGTGCATCTATTTCGCCCGATGGCAGTTCAGAGTACCTCATGTTTTTCACCCATTTTGTTTCAATCGGACGTATAGGCTCAAATTGTAAAGGAAATGCTTTTAATGCTATTACGCCAACACTATTGTCGAATCTATTTATTATTTCTCTAAGTGCATTATATCCATAACCCTTATTCCTATATTGCGCCAAAATTTCAATTCTTTCAATTATTAGAATATCAATACTCATGGCATCTTTTAATTGCTGAACCTTATATTCAAGGCTATCTGAATCAAATATAGTAGACATAATATCTTGAATATAATGTTCCGATTCACAAATTTCGGCAATACTAAATCCATAATACATTGCTCTGCCTAAAAGGATATGAGAAAATTTAATTCTCCCTATCGTTTTGGCTCTACTTGTATATTTGCTTTCAATAGATATTGTTCCGGTATAATCATTTATGAAGTCATTATAATTATCATTCAAATCGCTTGTTAAGAATGATGTACTGTAGTTTACTGTTAAATATTTATTTTCGATCATGGTGTTTTGGGTTTTAATAATTGATATTCAAATAGTCCGTTTTTTCTATCGCCTCTTGGTTGCTTATTCACTGTGTAGCTGCCAAATCGTTCTTTACGCAAGTGTCTTAACTGTGCCGAAATACTTGCTTGAGGGTCGCCTGTAATTGATTCTATTTCGGCTAAAGTCCTAAACTTGCCGTCAATCATACAGTTGAATACTCGTTTTATTTGACCTGTTAATCGCTCCTTATCAAATTCGGCAACATAATCACTGCCATTAAATTCGGGCTGATTAAACAGGTTAAGGTCTTTTTTGGGGCTGTTTGTTTCCATGTTTTATATAGATTAATCCATTGAAAAAAATTGGTTAATATCCACTGTCGCAGGTGTTATTTCCTCCTTTAAAACAAAGTAATTGCCGTCAAATTCAGCAAGCACTGTTCGTCCTGTAACTCCCATGTATTCGGCTTCACCTGTATTGCCGCATAGCAACACATCGCACTCGCGTAATGCTGCATTTTCGGTTAATCTTTTGTAATCACTTTTGCCTTCTTTTAATAGCGCGGTTCCGGCAAATTGACTTAAACTGTCAAGGTCGTGTACTATTGCGTAGTGTTCAACAAAAACCTTTGTTTCCCCTACTGTGTGCTGTGTGTTATTCATAGTTTTTAAAATTGATTATAAGTGTAAAAAAGCAGTTGTTAGGATGCTGCACCCCTTTTAATTTACATGCACTGATAAGATTCTGATTTTCGCCAGTTTTCATAGAAGGCTTCTTCATCTTCTTTTACCTCTGATTTAGGTATTCCTTTGTGGTATAGTGAATTACCAAACACTGCACCTAAATTCACAGTATCTTTAAATACTGCTGTTACCTTGCACCATCCTTTTTGGTATTTAACAATAGTTCCCTTTTTGATTTCTTTGCTATTGCCTGTTATTTGCAATGGCATTACCTTTTCAGCACTCTCAATAGTAAGTTTCAAATGTGCTGCCACATTCAGAATAGTGTCGGCATCTTCGCGTGAAATACATACGCCCTCACTGTTTAAAAGGTAATCAATTTCGCTTGTTACTTCGGTTAGTTTTTTTACTAGGTCTTTCATGGCTTTTGGTTTTTATTTGTTTTAAAATTGGTTTATGCAAGTTGTTTTTCGCGTTCTGCATTATACACTTCTCTTACTTCCTCGCGTGTATAATCTTCTCCTAGTGCCTCTAATGTTTCCTCTAATTCACCTGTATAAAAAGCCTCATGGTTGTTCAACTCATAAACTATGTTGGCTTTACGGGCTTTGTTGGCTTTTACTTCCTCTTTATACCACTTGTTAATTGCCTTAGATTCATTTACCCATAAATCAACATTACCTTTAGGCATGTATGCACCTGCACCTAATGATACATACTTTTCACCCTCTTTTAAAGGTGTTTTGTTCTCGTTAAATTGTTGGTTTGAGAAGGCAAAGAACATACCTACACTCTTAATAATTTCATTAAACTTTGCCTCTTTTTCTGCTTTGATTTCGGTGATTGTTTTCATGGTTGGTTTGGTTTTTTTGCCTCTATTCGCTTCGGCTTGCGTTTGGTTAGTACGTGTTGGTTAAAGGGATTCGATTAGTATTTATAAAGGTGGCTAAAATTTTTTAGCAAATTTTCAATCCTTGCAACAAAGTCTGCCCTGTCCATTGTGGTGTCGTTTACAGTTCCACTCTTCGTTTCTTCGTAATCAATACGAGATTCAACGGCCTTTCTAATTTTGACTATCTTCTTTTCAATGTCAATCATCGCGGCCTTAATTGTTTCTACTTCGGTTGGTTGTTTCTTTGTTTTCATGGTTTTGGTTTTTATGGTTTTATATAATACTTTTGTCCATGTATTCGTCAATTATTTTTGCCCATTTTTTAGCTTGTTTTGCCCAAATTGGCGCGATTCCCTCTGTGTCCGTAGTTGATTGAACATTTGAAATGGCATCTTTTACTCTCGCCATTGCACTACCTTTAATTGTTTCGTATAATTCAAGTTTACCTTTATGAAAGGCAAAATGCGATTCTCCATAGTGAGGTATTAAACAATCAATGGGTCTTACTTTTGTAGTTTGTGCAAGTTTTGTAAGACAGAATAAAGCATTGATAAATTCAAGCTCATAATTCGCTTGTCTAGCAGTTTCTTCTGCTTTTGAAACTTCCTCTGCTAGAGAGGCTAATATTTGTTCTGGTGTGTAGGTATTCATATCTTTTTCGCTTTTGTTACTTCAAATATACGCGCGATATTGGTAACTGCAAAGCAATAATCAAAAATTTAACAAAGTTTTTGCATTTATTGTGTAAAAAGGCAACTTTTAGGGGTATTTATTGTGTTTTATTGCAACAAAAGTGAGTATTTATTGCTTATTTTAGCCCCATGAGAAATGCACTAAAAATACTAATAAGCATAGCTAATTGGTTGATGTTTTTTGCTTTTGCTGTTATTTTATTCTTGGTTATGCTATTGGTTTCAATTATAGGTTAAAAAAAAGCACAATGATTCAACATTATTCAGAAATTCAAGGTTGGTTTGGCTACGAGAAGCATTTTGATAAAGTAATTGATACACTTTATGAAAGGCAAGGACGAAAATTAAATATCGTTGAAATTGGTTCTTGGTTGGGCAGGTCTAGTTTTTATCTTACCGAAAAACATTCTGAAAAAGCAAACATTTTTATTGTTGACACTTGGCTAGGTAGCCAAAGCGAAATAAATACTTCTCACACCTTTGCAAAGGAAAATAATATCCATACATTGTTTATGCGTAACATGGCAAAGCTATACGGAAAATTTACACCTATACGCGCTAAAAGTGTTGAGGCTGCTGATATATTCGATGCTAACTCACTTGATTATGTTTTTATTGACGGTGAGCATACCTATGAGGCTGTTCAGGCTGATATATATGCTTGGTTTCCTAAGATTGTGAAAAATGGAATACTAGCAGGGCATGATTATAATTGGGAAGGCGTTGCTAAAGCAGTGAATGAAACTTTCAAAGACAATTTCACAGAAGAAGGTGAATATGTTTGGATGGTTGACTGCGCTAAATCAAAATAACAATTCATCAATACTTTCATAATACCTTTTAATTGCTAAGAATTTTGCATGGCTTATAATTCTTGCTTTATCGGTATTGTTTGTTTCATTAGTATCAATTCTTTTAAGAACATCACTAATTTCTTTTATTTTAAAACCACCTTTCTTAACCCGTTCATTTTTTAACTGCGCGTAAACTTCTTTTTTTGCTATTTCGTAGATGGCATTTTTATCTTCAATGCTTAAATTTATTCTGCCGCTATCTTCATAAATCTTATAAAGATATTTTGCCGATATGATTTCAAGCACACCTGTTTCTTTGAATTTCTTAAACTGCTTAATCAGAGTAGCGTTAAACAATTCCTTATCTTCTTTAGTTTCTTCTTTGGCTTTTATTTCAGGTTGAGGCAATGCCTTTTTAGCTTCTTTTCTTTCTTGCATGATATATGTGCCTAACCATTCATAAAATGTAGAAGGGCTTAAACCTCTTACTTCTCCATAGTTACCATAAGCACCTTTCCTAAATGCTATTGCAATTTCTTCTATCGTAAGGTAGTTATACTTTTCTAAAATTATAGCTGCTGTTTCTTGAACAATTAAGTCTAAGTCATTAGCACCTACTGAATTATACCCTTTGATAAAATAACTTCGCGTAATGATATTAACGAGTTCTATATTCAACTTGTTTCTATCCATATCTGAAACCTTTTTGCCTTGTATTAAGGCGATTACAATAGGATTCTTTACTCCTGTTGCTGCCGTTGCTAATTGACTGCTATGCTCCATATCTCTTTTTTAATTCTTCTGCATCAGTTAATAACTTCAAGACCTTTCCACCGTTAGTATTATTTGAGCCTGAATTTAAAAACTCTTGTTTTTGATTCTGACTAGGACTTGCATTTATCCAATTCTGCAAATGAGAAAACCACTCTTTATAGGTAGTATGTATTTTCCGCATTTTATCAAGTTTCTCACTAAATCTTTGCAAGTCATTTTCAACTAACATTCTATTTGCCTTTCGGAATACCAATAAATTGACTTGGTGCATATCAAAATCATTGTTGAGCAACTGTTTAGCAAATTCATTATGCTTATTTTGAGCCTGAATATTAGCGTTGAAAGCAGCGGGTAGTTCAGTGTTTGTAGTAGTTGATAAAGATTGATTCACTTTGCCTATATACTCATCCCTTACTTTCTTGCACTTCACATTGTAATATCCTTTTAATGGTTCAAGTTTGAATTTTTTAAGAATCGTTACAAGTTGTTTGCTATTTACACGCCCTATCTCCATTAGCTTTTCATGGTCTGTCGGTAAATAATCATTGTGCCATTGTTCAAATAGCAGTAAGATATATCCTCCTATCTCTGCTGCTGTAAATTTATGTGTGCCTCCTAAGAAACTGCCTGTAAATAATGGCATGTAGTCCTTCCTCTCCATAACTCTGCGCGTTTGGGGTTGAAAAATGTGTTGGGATTGTAAAGCTATAAAAGTTTACGCTTGCCGTATGTTAATTTTCAAGCGACTTTTTATAGATTCCTGTTATAGCCGAATCTTCAAGTGCTAAAATTCTTTTCTCAAGCACAATATTTTTCAATAGTGCATCGCGTAAGAATTTGATTATCCTGTATTTAGATAAGCGGCTTATTTCTTTTTCCCACTGTTCACCGAAAGGGGTATATTCTTTTTCTGCTTCTTTCATAGATTATAATTTTTCAGTTTCAGTCTTTAACCAATTCAAAGCCTCGATAATTTTATTATTGAATTTAGTGCAAATTTCTTTTGCCTCTTTGCTTTTCAGGTCAACTACCTCTTGTGAGGTTAAAATCTTCATTGCGTATAATTCAAGTTTCTTTTTATCTGGTGCTTTTGCTAACTTCGCTGCCTCTTTTTCTGCCGCTATTCGGTCTGCTTCGATTTTAGCCAACCGTTCACGTTCAATTCTATCGGCCTCATCTTTACGTGCTTGTTCTGCTGCCTCTTTACGCGCCTTTTCAAGTTCTGCCTCACGTTGTTCTTTCGCAATAGCCTCTCTTTTTTCGCGCTCAATACGGTCTGCCTCATCTTGTATGGCTTTAGCTTCTAACCTTTCCTTTTCGGCTTGCTCTGCCTCTTTACGCGCCAATTCAGCCGCCCTTGCCTCTTGCTCATCAGCAAGAGCTTTTAATCTTTGACGTTCAGCCTCCATTTCTTCACGCTCTTTTGCTATGCGCTCTGCTTCCTCACGCGCAATTCTTTCCCTTTCTTCTGCTTCGGCTTTTATTCTATTTTGAATAATTTGCCCACCGCTAACTAAGTTTTCCCACTGCTCATCAGTATATCCTTCAATTTCAACTCTACCAACATTCATATTTTCAAGTCTATATTGGTAGCCATCGTATTGAAAGCCTACTGCAATGATTTGTTTTGTTCGCTCCATTGCCTTTTCTTCTGCTTTACGCTTTTCAATATCAGCAAGACGCTTTTGTTCATCCTCCCACTTTTTTTCTTCTTGGGTAAGATAATTTTCAAGTGGCGAAATCAGTGAAAGTATTTCCTTCTCTTTGGTAGTGTTTGCTTTTATGTAAGCATTTGCAGCATCGCGTTCTGCTTTGCAAAACTTTTCAATGCCAATACGCACTTTCTTAACATCAATCCTTGCATCGCGGATTACTTCATACTGCTTTTTATCAGTAACGTCTTTTAATTCAAGTTTTCCGTATTGCTCCTTTAGTTGGTTAATGGCTAATACATACTCTCTTGCTTTGACTGGCAATGTGGTTACTAATTCTACTTTCTGTTCTGCTGTTTCTACTTTTTGTTCTGCTGTGTTTTCCATAGGTTTTAATTTTTGGTTTTTTATTTTAATACTGAACTTTTACTAACTTTTCAAACTGTTCTTCTATTTCTAAAACTGTTTCTTCATCTAGCACTGATAATTTTTCAATGATATTCTGAATAGCTGCAATTTTTTCTTCGCTTGTTTTCATTATATCGCTTACCTTTTCAGCACTGTTTGGTAGGTGAGGTATTAAATCTAAACTCATGTTGTCATAATTCCTTTTGCCCCTATACAGTATATTCTTAATTCCTGATTGAACAGAAAATTGCGACATATACTTTGCCTCTGTGTCAAGCATTTTAAGCAAGAAGTTAAATCGGTAAAAGGATGCGGATATTTTATTTAGCGTTTCTTGGGTCATGCTTAGTTCGTTAATTTAATTTTACAGTTAGACTTTAAACGCTCTTTGTGATAATTTGAATTTTCGTATTCCGCTACTGCCTTATTGTATATTTCCAAATCATCAGCACTTAAATCTTCGATAGTTTTAGGACTTGTTGGAATCTGCCTGTGGTATTTTATGCGGGTTATGTAGCAACTTCTAAATGTTTTACCTGTATAAGAATACCACCCACCGCCTTCATCTTCCGTTTCTTTAATGGTCTTTAGCGTTACCTTTACCCAATAATTGTTTGAATACTTTATTATAAGCCGCTTAGTCATATACTATTAACTTTGAACATATTGTCATTTAACCATTTGCGACATGCTCTAACCCTATCATAGATAGCCAATATCTTAGCATCATCGCGTAAAAACGAAAACTTATAAACCCTTTCTTCTTTTGGAATATCCCAATGCCATTCAGATAAATCTACACTAAAATCAAATCCTGGATTCTCTTTTATAAAAGCCTCCATATCGAAAATGTGATTAATCTCTATCTGCTTGCACTTGTCAATATAGTTTTGGTCGTTTTCAGTATCAATAACTCCCATGTGCCATGCTAACTTTCGCTTTTCGTCTACAATAGCACTTGCTGTTCCATTAACTAAGCAGTATGCAACTGTATGTTTCTTCGCGCCTGTTAAGTTCATATAGCTTTGCCCTTGCCAGTAATACATATCTTCAAGTGATTTTTGGCTACAAAAAAAAGTATTTGCGCTCCATGAAGTTTTAGTATCAATTATTTCTTCGGCTGTTTCAATAGTTTCACCAATAAAGCAGTCAGGCGTTCCCATGATGTAGGCATTTTTTAAATGCTTTTCATTTTTTTTGTAGAATGTTTTATCTATTCTACTAAGCAGGGTCAATGAATCGGCTTCACGCTGATTTCCTTTTTCTAAATACTTGCTTTTAATTTCCTTTCTACGTCCGTATTTGGCACTTACGAAAATGTCAATCAAATGCGTTTTGCAAGTATCAGTAAATTCTACTTTGCTTTTTTCAGAGTGCATAATATGACCTATACCTGATGCTCGGAATAATATTTGGTCTGCGTTGTTAATCATTTAACTTTAATTGTAAGGTTTTCGCAATGAGTATTGGCTGTATATTTTTGACCTCCACATAATTCGCATTTTCGCAAACAAATACCATCGTCAAATTGTGAATACGGTATCATTCTGCCTCCGCACTTCTTTCTGCCTTTTATTGGAGAGATTTTATTTTGGTTCATTTTTTATCAGTTAATGTATGATAAATTTGCCTTGTCAATTCAATATCGTAAGCCGCGTCATGCAACTTACCTTCATCAACTGCAATTCCTAACTCCCTTGCAACGGTTTTTAGCTTAAAGTCAATCATAGTGTGTCGCTTGTTCTTTAATGCTTCACTTGCTAGTACCATTACGTCAATGCTACTACTCCAAAACCAACTACCGAAATAGTTATCATTGCATTGTTTAAAGAACGCGCGTAGAAAATCATTATCGAAAGAGGCGTTGTTATAGCCAATCAAAAACAGTTTGTCGGTCTTATCAAATTTGTCGCAATGCTTACTAAGCATATCGGTTAGCTTGCCATGAATATCTTTCATCGGTGGATATGCAAGTATTTGCTCTCGCGTAACATTGCCAACCTTTAACGCCTCATCTTCAATTTCAGCAGCAGGGTTAGGGGCAACTTTGTAATTAAAAGTTTCTTTTACTGTGCCGTCAACTTCAATACAGCCAGACATTTGGTGAATACCGTTTTTCCAAAATTTAAGTCCTGTGGTTTCAAGGTCGAAGAAAAATGCTTTCATGGTTTATTGGTTATTGCTTTTTACAGGTCAAGCGGGTCTTAAATCAGACTTGACGTTTCCCCTTTTACTGACTTCAACCCTTTGGCTTCATCCTTTCGGAATCTACTTTGCTGACTGGTTATTTCTTAGCACCTCCCTTAGTAATTTCTTCTACCTTTTGATTAAACAAATCTTTCATTTCAGTAGGAACTGACTTTTCAAGTTTTGCTAATTCAGGCATTGTCTTTGCATCTTGTATCAATAACTCAATACGCTCTTTTTCCTTTTGCTCGGCAGTAGGTTTAGTATCTGATGTTCTAGCCCCTTTAAATGCTTGCTCAACCGTAGTATCGCCATCTTTTATTGCCGTTCCAATTCCAATCAATACCACCAAGTCATCGGCTGTAATATGCTCAATAGCAGCCTTGCCAATAGAAGAAAGAACCTCTTTCTCTGTAAGTGAATAAGTATTTTTTAATTGGTCAACAACTTGTTTTCTACGTGCAATTAATTTTGTTTCATCGCTAATGTCGCCAGTAATTTTACTTTTAGCTGCATTATAAACTGCATCAACTATACCGCGAGGAACAACTGATAAAACCGCATTACGGAGGGCTATTGAGTTAGCAGCATTTCCAGTCACTACAATCATGTCGTCATTAAATCTACCAGACTTACCCATGATTGAACGCTTAACCTGACATTTAATAGCAAGGTTATTTTCAAGGTCAAAACATACTGCTTCACTTGTTATTTGTTTTGCATCAATAGAAACAACTTTAGCCTCTACGCGCATATTACCCCACACTTGCGCTAAAATCTTTGCAAGGTGTACTGATGCTCCAGTAATTGCCTTACCACCGCGAGGCACTGAATAGGTGCAAGTTTTAGCTGTTTCAATGTCCATCGTTACAAGTGCAATAGCATTATTCTTTGCTCTCATAATGTTGCGAGGATAGGCATGTGCTGTTGAAATCTGCACATCTATTTGTGCCTTATCTTGAGAATAAACAATATCTGCCGATACAACTTCTGTTGTTTCTAAATCTGTTTCTAAGTTTTCCATTTTTTTATTTTGTATTTGGTTTAAAATAATTCCAAGTGAACCCTGCGGCATTTTTTCTTCTACCTTTTAGCACTCCAGTAATACAAGAAGGGTGTATTTTAAATAATAAAGCCGCTTCTTTTGCACTAGGAAATTTGGCTATGGCAAGTCCTTTATAATAACAAATAATTGGCTTGTTTCCTCTTGTATTATTAGACATTAGTTGCCTAATTTTAATCACTCTTTTTTTTATTGTTTCTGTTGATTGTTTTTTACCTAAGTTATTTAATCTTAGTTTTTCGCGCGTTTCTTTAGACACTTCATGTCCAATGGCTGGTCCCTTTAAATTATTTTTTATAATAGCCTGTTTTTGTTCTTCGCTTTTATTCTCCCATTGTTTTTTTGCAATTTCAGAAAGGTGTTTTTTCATTTCAGGGGTTAGTTTGTGTCCTTTATTTCCCTTGCCACCTTCATTCATGTTGTATTCAGGCTTTAGTAATTCTATCCAATATTTTTCCCTCTCAAATAATTCAGATTCCTCTACATAAACCTCAATAATTTCAAAGAAAAAACTACCGATTCCATATTTTTTAATAGCCTTTGCAAGTGTTGTTGTTTTTTTTCTGCTTCTCGGTGTGCAATGGTCGATA